CGCGCGTTACGGTGGATACTTCGCCAGACCCGTACTACTGCGTTGAGCATGGCCAGACCAGCCTGTTCTTCCATCACGGTCACAAGCGCAAACCGGCCAACGTGGACAGCGTCTTCACCGCCAAGTTTCGCGAGGTCTTTGGCCGTACCAAATACAGTTATGCCCACATGGGCCACTTGCACCACATCGACCAGAAGGAAACCAACCTTATGGTCGTGGAACAGCACCGTACGCTGGCGGCCCCGGATGCTTATGCGTCACGTGGCGGCTGGATTAGCGGGCGCGACGCGCAAGTCATCACGTACCATGCGGAACACGGCGAAGTCGGCCGAGTGCGTATTAACTCAAGGATGGTTAAATGAAAATCCCGGACAGCTTCAAACTTGGCGTCCATACCATTACCATCAAAAAGGGCGTCCGGCTAAAGGATGCCCATGGGGAGTGGCGCCAAGAGGAAAAGATGATATGCTTGGCCAAGCCCCGCAAGGAATGGTCTGAGCATTTTTACGCTCAAGTCTTTGCCCACGAGGTTGTCCATTGTGTTTTAGACCACATGGGACGCCCTGATTTGTCCGAAAACGAAGGATTTGTTGACGGCTTATCGGAAGCTGTGTTACAAATAATGGCAACCTTAGAATTTAACGAGTGACTTATGGCAGACGAAGCTGATTTGGCCCAACAAATTTCCGAGCAGATGATTGAACTGCAAACCAAGAACAGAGTGGTAACTCGCATGGAGTTCACCGGGTTTTGCTACAACTGCGAGGAACCCGTTAAGACGGCGGCGCTGTTCTGCGATAAGGACTGCCGGGACGATTACGAACACCGGGAGCGCATGAGTTTACAGAATGGCCGGAATACGTAAATAACTTATGCAAATACGCGTAAAAATAAACCCCGCCGAAGCGGGGTTTATCTTTAATACTTGCAAAAATATTCATATAGTTCAATTACTTGCGTGTGCAATCCAAAAGCAATTACTTGAAATCGAAAAACAAGTATCTGTAATCCGTTATCGTTTAGCCCGAATCTTCGGCGCGGTCATAGGGCGCTTAGTGATGGTTTTAGGCATATGCTTGTTTTACCATTTAACTTTTGCCGCCCAAAAGGCCGCACTCATTTTACCCTTAGCGATGTTCTTTGCATGACGGGCCTTGAACGCATCGTTGCGCTTGGTGCCTTCCGGCGAACCCGTAACGCCTTGCTGGCCAAAACGAATCGTCTTGGTGGCGTCGCCAGACTTGGCCACGACCACGTGGCTCTTGGTCGGATGGCTCGGCGTCTTCTTCGGCTTGTTGTAGCCCGAAACGCCAGCCTTGACCAGCTTAGTGTCCTTGGCCATTACTTCTTGCCCTTCTTGGCAGTCTTAGCCGAAGCCTTGAACGCGGCGGCAGTCGGCGCGCCCTTCATTCCGGGGCTACGCATCTTTTCGCCGGAGCCAGCTTTAATGCGCTCCCGCTTGGCGTTGATATTGGCATACAAACCTTTAGACTTCATTTCTTTTTACTCTTTCCGGCCTTGCTCAAAGCGATGGCGATGGCTTGCTTCTGCGGCTTGCCAGCCTTCATTTCGGCGCGGATGTTGGACGAAATGACCTTTTGCGATTTACCTTTCTTCAAGGGCATATTACTTCTTCTTCATCGGCTTCTTGGCGGGTTTCATAGCCATCTTAGCGCCGGATTTCATGGCGTAGTCTTTGGCTTGCATTTTGCCCTTAGCGGTGTAAGGGAACTTCTTGTTGTTTACCATTGGCATATCATTTTTCCTTATTGATTGAGAAGACCGCGCGCACCGCCACGGGTAGTTGGGCCAGAACTTGGCCGTTTGTTGATGGTCGGCAAAGCGCCAGCCGTATAGCCGGAAAGGCCAGCGGCGACGGCGCGTTTGTTCGCTTCGCGGGTGGCGTCCATGAACAACTTGCGTTGATACGGAACTAACGACGCCAGATAATCCTGAAGGGGTTTACCAGTCAGCGTCAAATTTGATGCCATTTCTTTGGCAACAGGTTCTGTAATCCCGGAGCGTTTGTTCAAAATCCATTGTTGGACGCCACGCGCGATAGTAGGAAGAGGATTTCCTACGGCCAAAGAAGATATTTCACCGCTAGTAGCGCCAGCAGTAAGGTCTTGCATTTCGGCAGACAACGGCGTACTACGGGAACCACTATCCACAGCGTTCTTTACCCTTGCCTTGGATTGAAGGGCTTCTAGTCGCTCACGGTACAGTTTACGCTCGGCCATGGACGGAATGAATTGCTCAATGCGTTTCGCGTTGCGAACTTTAGTCAGCAGTTGCGTCAAGTCCGGCGCGCGGGTGCCGACTTGTTGCGCGGCGGCGTCCAGCTTCAGGCCAAGTTCATCAAGTACGCCAAACGCCGCCAATCCTCGGTTGCTGGCCGGCATAGCGGCCAACTGCTTGGTAATATCACGCCATTGGTCGTCGCTGGCGTTAATAACTTGCCGGCCCAGCTTGATAGCATTGGCGGCTTCGGTATTGCCGGCAAAGGCTTGACGTGCGGCCTTGTATTCCGGAACGGCGGCGTCGATGGCATTTAGAAACTCGTTCTTTTTGCCGACGTAGATGCGACCCAACGGAGTCATTTTGCCGGTTACAGCATCCGTTTGCTTGTCAATCAAGACGTCTAGGCCACGCTTTATGTTGTCAAGATTCTGCACCGTAGGCGTAAGGCTTACCGGTGCATCTGCCGCAATCGCGCCTTCCGCGCGCAATAGCCCAGCGGCTTCATCGGCCGCATCTTTGAACTGCGGAAGTTTCAAAAGCGAGTTTACTTTCGGGTCATTAACATAGCGCGGTACCGTTCCTTGCGGGTCGGCAAAGTACGCCTTGTTGTAAAGCGGTGCGGCTTGCGCCGAACGCGATGCGATGATGGAATCCACCATCTGCGACGAGTTTCCGCCCTTAACGCCAAACGCTTGGGACAGGTATTGCGGGAGCAAGGTGCTTTGGTTTTGGACGTTTCGAATCAATTTTTCAGAAACGGTGTCGATGCCACCACCGGGGAAGTTGGCGGCGGCGCTAAGGCGCTGGGTTGTTGCACGTCCAGCAACTTCAGGGAGCATAACATCCGGCACACCTTTAGCTTCCAATTCGGCAATACGAGTAGCGGCTTGAGGTGCGGTAATTTCATCGCGGCGCAAAGATTCAAGAATCAGTTGCTTGGCTTTGTCTTTGGCTTTGTCTGGTGTAGCAACTGGCTCCCGCGCGCCACCAAGCAAAAGCTGGTCAACGTAACTTAAACCCGTGTTAAGAGTTTTTGCCCCACCACCGCTAAGAAGCAGTTCATCCAGCGTGGTGAGTCCCTTTTTCAATCCAGCTAGGCTTGGCGGTGTTGCCGCGCCAAACACGGCTCCAAGGGTAGCACCTTCCGGCATAGCGGCAATTCGTTCGCCAAGGCCACCTTCCGCTTTACCAGCGGCAGTCGTTCCGCCGTACAAGAAGCCCAAGCCCGCGCCTTCAAGCGCTTGACGCCCAAGGCTAGGGGCAACTTCCATACCAGTTACGGGGGCGGCACGTAAGGACTGCCCGCGCGTTAAGAAAGCGGGGAGAACCGCGCCAGTAAGTTCAGCGCCGGCAGATAATGTTGGAAACTGTTGCGACACGCCAAGGCGCTGGTTTTCAATAATTTGGCGGTATTGTTCAGTAGTAAGACCACTAGGAACTCCGGTAATGCTAGACGGAACGCCAGCCACGTCTAACCCTTTGGCAATAAGGGCTTCCGCTTCATCGCTCGTGCCAAGCATCGCACCTTGCAAAAGATTACGCGCGGTGCCAAGGACGGCTTGGCCAGTCGATACCGGCGCAAGTGGAGTCGGCGGGGCAACTTTAGGAGCCACACCCGTCTGAGCATACGCCAGCAATTCTTCTTGCGTGGCACCTTCTGGAGCAGTTATTTCATAAACTGAACCGTCTGGGCCGGTAATCTGATAAGTTGCCATTACTTTACCTTTTTGATGGACCAGCCGGCTGGGGCGGTATTTTGGGGCTGTCCCTTCAACGCAGTTTCAAGATTTTGTCGGATTAGACGTGCTTGAGTGTCAATAGGTTGTCCGATATTCGGTTGCATGACCAGCGCCGCATCAAGGTCGGGGCCTGTAATCTGACCAGTCGGGTTGTTGATTGCCGCTTGCCCTTGTGCCGCGCCCATCGAGTAAGGCCGTATGTCCGCGTTAGCAATTTTTGATACCAACGGGATATTTCCCATAACCGCGCCTTGGAAAGTGCGCTTACCGCGTTCTTTTACTGCTCTTTCAATCTGCGCCGGCGTCATAAGGGCTAATTGCGCCTTACTAAGGCCAGTAACAGCTTCAGCATAATTCAATGTATTTTCATAAATTAGCCCCGCGCCGGCGCGTTGGCGCTCGTTATAGCCAGTTGGCGAAGCCGCCGTTTTAGAGGCCGCTGGTTTTGTTGTGAGTTGCTCAAGTATGGCTGTATCGGTCACAGGTTTCATTTTTCGTACCATTGTCCTTTAATTTTTACGTACTCTTTTCCGCCCAACACACGGGTTTCTTGGATTGTCGGGGCCGCCGCTGGCCTACCAGCCGGTCTTGCGGCGGGGGCTTGGACTGGCGCACTACCGCCATCCAGACGCGCGCCGAACTGGCCGGTTTGCTTGTTGAACGCCGCCGCACCGCCAGAGGTAGTGGCCAGCACGAACTCCGGCGGGATATTAACGCCTTCCAACGTCTTGTACGAACCATCGTTGCCAATGACGGCGGCAACGAGGGAACCGTCTTTAAGTTGCAGTTGCGTCGGCGTTGTGCTGTATGTAACTTGCGGAAACAACTCGTCAAGGTTCTTACCTAACTCCATGGCTTCTTTGGTAAAACCTTGCGCGAACAAATTCTGAACAACACCCATACCTTGCTCACGGCTATTGATTCCGCCAGCAAAAGCTTGTTGCAACGCGGCTTGCGCTTGTGCTTTTCTAGCAGTATCTTGCTGTTCGGAAAGACCTTTATATTGCGCTTGAAAACCTTCGCCAACCGGACGGTTTTGCGCCAGCGCACCGCCGACGTTCATCAGCAGTTGCGCCCGTAATATCCGGCGCTGGTCTTTGGTCAGCGTGGTCGGGTCAATGATTCCGCCAGTAGCGGCTTGGTCAAACCGCTGGCCAATGCGCTGAAAAATCGACGGCTGGGTTTGCGGGGCTTGAACAGGCATCTGAGGTGCGGCCATAGGGGCTTGAGCCGGCGGCTGTGTAGTGGACTGTGTCAAGGCTTGCAACGTCTTGAGTTGTTCCATTTCGGGATTATAGGCCATTACAGTAATCCGGCTTGACGTTTACGAAGATAGTCCGCGAAATCGAACTGCGCGAGTTGCGGGGTAAGATTGGGTAGGGCGGTTTGTTGCGGCATTGGGACTGGCGCAAACTCAACGGGGGCCATTTGTTGCTGTTCGCCAAGCATACCGCCAAGCGCGGCCAGACCTTGGCCCATGTCGCCCATGCTCATACCGCTAGACGCCGGCGAAGGCATGGCTTGGGTGTTCGGAACAACCTTATCAACCGGAGCGAAGTTACGCATACCGCCCATCTGGGCGTTGGCCATCATCTGGTTGGACGCACCGCTACCGGCCAGCAACGCCATTTCGGTATCGGTCATGCCGGGGTTCATCCCCATGTACGGGTCTTTCTTGCCGAGAAAGTTGAAGTTCATGCTTTTTTACCTTTCTTTTTGCTAGATACTTTGTCGTCCAGTTCTTTAACGGCTTCGACCAGCAGACCCGTAACCTTAGAGTAGTCAACGGCCATCTTTCCGTTATCCATAGTTTTAACAGCGCCCGGCATAACTTTCTTGACGTCAGTAGCCATGATACCGCCAGTCGGGGTTTCGTCTTCGTCGTCCATGTAATTGTACGTGCTACCGTTCAGGAACGAAAGTTTCTTCAGCGCGCCTTTCATCGGCTTGACGTTTTCTTTCATGCTCGGGTCGGAAAACATCATGGCCGTACCGGCGATTTGCGCGGCTTGGCCAAGGGTTTGCCCGAAGCTAGGAGTGACTTTAGCGGTAGATGTGACGTTACCAGCCAACGGCGCCAGCGAACCAAGAGCGCCTTGTTGCAACTGGAACTTCTCAAGGATAAGGTTACGCTCGGCATCGGTAGTGGCTTGAGCAAGTTGCTGTTGCATCGAACCGACGTTGCCGAGGGCGGCGATGTCGGCTTGGGACATGGCTTGTTGCGCCCCGCCAAGTTGACCCAACTGGCCAGCGGCTTGCAGATTGAGGCCAGCGCCGGAAATGCCCGCTTGCTGGTTTGCCAGAGCCGCTTGTTGAGCAAAGCTGAGGTCTTGACCGGCAAGTTGGGCGGCGGCATTGAACCCGCCAGAATACAGGTCGGTCAGCGCGCGGGCGGCATTTTCTTGCGCGGCGCGGTTGGTTTCGGCTTCCAAAACGCCTTGACGCGAACCGCCGAAGGCTTTAGCCTGAAACGCACTTGCGGCGTTTTGGTTTTGTTGCATCAGACGTTGGCGGTCAAGGTCGGACATGACATTACCCGCTACGTTCTGAAGGTAGGGGTTCATGTATGCGCCGATGTTGGCGTTCAGGAAGGATTGACCCTGAACTTGACCCGGCGTAAAACCAGCGACTTGCCCAGCAGTACCAACGGCTTGATTAACTGCGCCAGCGCCAGTACCAATCGCGCCACGTGTCATTTCCATGGCGGCCAGTTGGTCTGGGGTAAAGCCGGCAATATTACGTACGCCAAGTTGATTAGCGGCGGCTTGACCTTGACCAAAGACGTTTAGCGCCGCGTTAGTAAGGCGCGGGTCAATGGTTTGTTTGGTCTTTTGGGAAGAACTGCCCATTAGATGTCCTTAAATAAAGTATATTGTAAAGTTGAAAAACCGTCTTGTTGAAGGAAACTGCGTTCCCAGCCTCTACGGCCAGTAAGAGTTATCTGCTGGCACCCTTGGCCCTTGGCCCATTCGGTAAGTATCGGCGCAAGCCGTCTAATCTCGGTAAGGTCGCCACCGGCGAGAAAGACGTGAAACCGCTTTTTGCGTGGGCAAAGGTGGATTTCAGTAACTAATGCCGCTTTGTCAGTAGCCCAAAGTTGCATTTCGCCGGACAGTATTCCGTCAACAATATCTTCAAAATTGTGACTTCCGCCTGAATATTCCAAGGCCGCCTCAATAAATGGACGGGCGTTCTCGGCATTTTCGCGGATAATGTTGTCCATATTATAGCGCAGTTGTGCCTAATACGCCTGAATTGTCAACGGTTAATTTATAGCGGGTGCCGTTCGGGGACGTCATAATGATGGCCGTAGCACCGAGTTCTATATTCTCGTTTTTCTTATGGCTACGCTGTAACTCCCGTTCAATTTCGGCGCTTTGGGATTCCGCAAAGCGAGCATCGTAGCGGGCTGGCGGGCGGGGCAACTTCATCGGTTGCCGCCCAAGACGCCTTCCAGACGCATAATGCCCACCCGCCAATCGGCGTTACGTACGCCCTCGAAGCGCACACGGACTTGCCGGGCGGTCAAACGGACGTCCGTAGGCAGACCCATGGCGTAAGGGCCAAAGGCCGTTTCCGCACCGTTCGGGAAGAACTTCGCATAAACCCGAGCCTGTACGTCGCCTTGGGTTTTTTCGTCCGGCACAATCTGGCGCATCATCACCACGTTGTCGCCGTTGCCAACCTCGATGGGGCCGGATTCGGCGTACGGCGTAGCACCGTCATAGTTGAAGCCCACTTCATGCTCGTACACGTAGCCGTCAGGGCTGACCAGCATGGGCAACGAAAACACGCCAGAATCATCGCCGGCGGTGCGGGCGAGTCGGCCAATCGTCCATGTGTTTTCGCGGTAGTTCCACGCCACGTAACGGTCATTCTCGGTACTGGCTGAACTCGGATAGTGCCACCAGACCTCGCCAAAGGCCGTATTGTTGAAGGCCACGACCTTGGAAATCTGGGCGGTGTTGATGTCGCTAAAGACGTAGTCGTACACGGTGGACGGCAAGGGCTTGACGTAACCGTCGTACATCCAGAAGCCCGAATCGCCCATCCAGACGGCGTAGGTTTCCACGGTAGCAACAGCGCCGGCAGATACCACGCCACAGGCCGTACCGACCCGGTCAAAGCCATACACGAAGGGCGGGCCTTGGTACTGGGCAATCCAAGCGTCGCAGTCGGTGAGAATCAAGGTACCAGCGCGGACACGACGGCCGCATTGAATCGTTCCGGGGGTCTGGAGTTCAATATCACCGGCTTGGTTGGTGGCCGACGGCGTCCAGTCCGTATTGTCCTCGACATCAGACCACTTAATCAGGCGGGGGTTGCCGCTGGCGCCCAGCGCAAACATAATGCGCTCAGACGTGACAACGACGCCCTTGTTGCTAGTTGGGGCGTTGGTAATGGCTACCGCGTCGTTAGCGGTGTTAAGCGTCCATTCATAAATCTTACCGTCGTGCGGTGCGCAAGCAACAAGGTATTCCCCCCACGTGTCCAACTGCCACATGGACGCCGGGGTTGAGCCAGACGTAGTGGTGGACGGACGGGCAACGCCGTAGGCGTATTCGCCAAAGTCTTGGGTACCAAAGCCCACAGACGCGGTGGCGTTGGCGCTACCGGCGGTAAATCCGGTTGGGGTGATGTCCACTACCGTCGTACCGCCTTCAAGCGCGTACAGCTTTGAGTGCGTTCCCACGGCCGCCCAACGGGTGGCATTGTTCGCCCGCCACGTCAGGATGGCGCGCGGAACGCCCGTCAGTTGGGTTTCGGTACGTTTACGCCAGCCCTTGATGGGCTGGAGCGTATCGGAGTACCACCGAACAAGGTTAGCGTCAAAGAACCGCGCTTGGCTCTGGTAATCGGTGCCGTTGCGGTACACGCCCGGCGGGAGTTTGAGGGGCAGAAGCGCCATCAGTTCGTAATCTCTTTAATGGCCTTGAGCCGCGCATTGGCGGCTTCCAGCTTCAGGAAGCACAGGTAATAGGCTTCGGCAAGGTCCTTGTTCTTCGGGTCGTTGGCAAGCGTACAGGGGTCTTCGAGTACGACAAGTTCAGCCGGTAACGGCTGATACTTGACCTCGACCTTAACGGGCCGGCTGGCGCAACTGCTCAACGACAGCGTTAGGAACAGGCACACTACCCCATTCTTGGCTTTGCTTGTCAGAAACATAGACCTTTTCCAGTTTGGTTATGACTTTCGCCTTGGCACGGTCAAGTTTAATCTTGACTTCCGCATATTCTACCACGGCCTTGTCTGCTCGGGCTTTTTGGGCTTTACCTTCAGCTTCCAACTGCTTCAGGGCCGCCGTCATATTGGCCGTGCTTGCTTCGGCTACTAACAGGTCTTTCTTGGCGCTACTCAGGCGGAACGTCTGAACGCCAAAACCGACCAAAAGAAGAAAGGCGAGGAGCGCAAATACCGCGGCTCGGACTCCGCCTAGTAACTCAAGGACGAGAGATAAGGTCATTTTCTACGGCCTTTTTTGCTGGGACAATGGCGTCTTTGGTAATGATACGAAGCCAAATACCGATGACGCCAATGCTGAACATGACAATGCCAAACCACTTATCACCCAGAACAGCCCGGAGATTGGGGGCGTAGCCCTCAAACATCGACCAGATACCAGCCAAGGTAATGGCCAGATTCCAAAGGACGGTTTTGGACTTCAACCAGTATTTGTGAACCTTATCGGTAAACATCACGAGTCCAGTTTGAACATATACTCTACGACTTTTACAAAAACAGCGCCAATTGCCGCGCTGGCCGCGCCGACGGCTACCAATGTGCGCCAACTTCCTTCGGCGCGGGTAATGACTTCGTACATCTTGTCGATTTTGGCTTCCATGTGCTTGTTGCGTTCTTCAATAGACCGCACTCGGGCATCCAGTTGGCCAAGTTGGTATTCGAGCTTAACTTCCATGATTATGTGACTTCCGCGTCAAAAGAGAAGGTGCCAGTTACGACGGTGACGCCACCAGTACGTATAGACAGATTACCGCTTACGCTATTGTTACCCGGCGTAGATGAACTGCGAAGAACGCCAAACGTGCGGTCTGAACTAAGCGAAAGCCAAGTGCCGTAAGTTCCTATGGGGGCGCCGCCACCCAAAAAGCTAGAGGTAATGTCCAGCTTGATGTCGTACGAATTGCCGATGTTCGGCGTGGTTGGCAGATACCAGTTACCCGAGTCGCCATCAACGTAAGTGCCATCTGTGGCAAAGGTTACTTGAGCCGTTACCGTCGGCGACGGCGCCGAGGACGACGCGCTTACCGACAGCGACGGCACAACGCCACCCGTTGACCGATAGCGCATGACGTCAATCGGCTTCATTACTGCTCTACCGTAGCCGGCAGAACGTCCCACTTGGCGTCGGACGAGTTATAAATTACCGGGATATACATGGTCTTGTTGACCGTCGTAGTGGTCGGCAACACCGCGCCCATAGCCCGGTAGCCGGCTCCCCACGTAATCGCGCGCGCAGTACCGTTGTCCTTCAGCCGAATCACAAAGCCTTGACACTCGGCAAACGTGCCGGTGGGGTTGGCGAACTGGATGGCGGCGGCTTGGGCGGTTACGCGGACGGCGTCGTTGGTTGACGTCGGGGTGACGGTGGCGGATGACGTAACGCTCTGGACGCGCGGGTCCAGCGGGGCGGCGTCGGTAATGCCGTACCCAGACAAAGTGGTCGGTTCGCCAGTCAGATTAGCCCACGTAACCGACGCAACGGTGATATAGTTGGACGGGTTGCTGGCCAGATAGAACGAGGCCGAACTCAGGCCGTCCAGAAGGTCGGCGTTTAGACCTGAACCGGCTCCGTCCACGGTAAGCAACTTGGCCAGAACATCGGCGGCGGTGTAGGCGCTGGTGTTCAGCTTGAGCGCGATAGCATCGTTGGCCGATTTCAGACCAGAGTCAATGCTGTCGAAGTTGGTGTTCAGCTTGCCGCCCCAAGTATCGGTAGAAGCGCCGACTTCAGGCTTAACGTAGCTGTAATTGGTTGTGGTCGTGTCGGCCATTTAATCTTCCGTCCAAGTGGCGGGGGTGGTGTTATGGGGGGTCCAGATAGTGGACGAGGGGGTCTGGGCGGTCCATGTGACCGAAGTCGTGGAATAGGGTACCCAGCTTGCGGAACCGGCTGTATGCGGCGTCCACGTTGCTGACTCTATTATATCAGATTCCCACAACAACCGTATTCTGGCTATTACGGAAATAGGGTGTTCTGAGAGAGAATGAAATCCTAGCATCGTCTTGGACTATGCCTTATGTAAGCCAAGAATAATACAGCTTGGTCTTAGCCTTGCGGTCATCGAGGCCGTGGGTTCCGCCATTTATTCTTTTAGTCAGGGCAAGGATGGTGGCGTCGTCCACACCTTTGTCACAGATTGCCCACAGCTTGTTCTTGTCAAAGAAATACTTGGCAGACTCAAAGGCATACTCATCAGCCACAGCGTTTGGGTCGATGGTCTTGCCCAGCCAGTCAGTAAAGTCCTTATAGTTCGATTTGCCCGTAAGTTGCAAGGCTCCTCGGCCTTTGTATAGCCATCCCGAACCGCTGGCCTCATCGCCGTTACCCATGCGGTTAGCATAGACGCGATTGGCAATCTTTTCCGGTTGCCGGGCGTACTTGTTGGCCGTAGCTTGGTCGAAATACTTAGGGAATATCCTAAGCAAGCCCTCGGCTGAGTAGTTCAGATTCTCAGAGAAGGCTTTGAAGTTGCCGGACTCGTGGGCGGTCTGGGCAAAGAAGTGAGCCGCTTGGACAGGGGTTAGCTTGTAATAGGCCATCGCGGCCTTCAACGTTCCCTTGCCAAACACGCCGTCTGCCGTTACGCCAATCTTAGCTTGTAAAGATGCCAGACTCATTCTTTGTTTTCTCCGTTGTTTGATTTCGTGTCAATCATAATCCCAGACAATATGCCCGTCAGGAAGGTGGCAATGGGAACGATTAGCTTAAAAAACTCTGCATCATTAGGTGCTTGTGCGCCAATCGGTTGGGTTACAAAGACTAGGGAATACAGCACCACGCAGACAATGACGCAAAGGGTGAAGGAAAGGGCGATGCCAATCATAAAGCGCATCCGCGCCTTGAGTTCGCTTTCTGTATATCTAGTCATTTAAGTGCTCTCCGTAGACATCTGCCGGACAAGTGCCATCGCCCTTGCAGTCTTTTTTGCAATGTATGGTGTCAAAGTTTTCAGGGTCTTGGCAGGCGTACCTGTAACGGGATTCACAGCCAGCTAATGCCAAGACGCCTATTATAATCAATAGCTTAGTTTTCATGGCGGTGCTCCAACATTACTGTGGGCTATCAATGTTAATACATTAGTGTTTGTGGTGCTAACTACTACGGAATCTACTAACCGCCGTACCTCTGCCTTTACCGTAATAGTCCTTGTCAGGTTTACGCCATTGTCTGCCGTAGCGGTCATGCTTATCTCGGCATTTAAGTCTAGCCAAGAACCAAAAGTACCTAATATCTCGCTAGAACCTGTACCGCTTGTGGTGTCCGACATCTTGGTAAACCGCACCTGATAAAAACTTCGCGGAGTTCCAGTAAGCCATTCTTTAGTAAAGTTAGAGAAATTACCTGAGCCTACCATGTCGCCGTCTGTGTTTACCGCTAAAGTAACGGTTGACGGAAACGCATTATACTCATTGTTTCGTGCTGTTCCTGCTGTTACGGTTGCAACATAGCTTTCTACAATCTCTGAGCCGTAAAAGTTTCCAATCGAGATGGCCCCACTAGTCGGCACATTAGGCACGGTATCCGTAGTAAGGACAAGAGAACCGCCCTTGTAATACTCGGACAAAGAATGAGGGGCAGAGCCGCCGAACATCAGACGAATCTGCGCAATGCTTAACGGCCCACTACTCGGCAGAGCCATCGGCTTCTACCGCTTCAGTCGTTACGGGTGCTTCTGGCTCTACAACGGGTTCAGCCCACGGAAAGTCAGTAGCCTGCACATCCTTGATTTCATTCTTTACCGCTTCAATCTGGGCAAGGATTTTCTGCTCTACATGGTCTTTATAGCCACCGACCACTTCGGCTTGAATCCATCCAATGACGGTATCTTGGTCAAGATTCTCGTAAGGCACAAAGTTGTGCATCTCAACATTTGCCATGCTGAAGGGGGTCGCACCGCTAAAAGTGCCAGAGTTGCCATCAGCATCCGTGCCAGTCAATTCCCATCGAGTGCCGATGATTACATCTTTGGTCGTTTCGCTATTGGCTTTCTTAAGGCCAGTCAGTTTCCAAGCGTAAGTGAGTGCCATGTTAGTTACCTTTAAGTTGTTCAATGGTTAGTTTAAGTTCGTCAATCTGAGCCTGTTGCTCTTTCATTGCTTCAATTAGCAAGCCGACCATATTGCCGTATGCAACGCTGTAATGAGTGTCCTCACTACCCATCACAACTTCTGGCAACACCTTCATCACTTCCTGTGCAATAACGCCAGTTTGTTTAGAACCAGTATCAGTTCGCGTGTAGGTGTATCCGTTAAGTTGCTGTACCTTATCTAAGGCGTTTTCAATCTTAACAATGTCTGTTTTTAGTCTAGCGTCAGAATATGCCGTGACATTGTTCAGCATTGTCAGGTTGCCAGAGCCATCCATCTGGAAGGCATTGCTTGATGCCGACCATCCACCAATTCGGAACACATTGTCTGTACCAAGACCCATGTTTATAGCGTATGCGCCAGTACGATGGAACGACATGGATGCTACGGTGCTAGAACTACCACGAATAGATATAGAACCTGTGTCGTTTGCCGTGTTTACATTAGTGTCAGCACATGAGCGACCCTGTATAAGTCCATTCATGACAAGGCTGTTTATATTTGAAGTGCCGTTTGGATTTACATAAAATGCTGAGTTATCGTTGTCATAGTATATAGATGCAAACATCGGCCCATAAGTAATGATATTCCCATATGGGTCAAAAACCATTCTGTCTGATGCACCATTATTCCTAAGAACAAGATTACCAGTGGATGTGCAAGCAATCGTGCTATTCCACGAGCCTTGACTCTCAAGAGCAATAACAGCCGTACCAGATGATGCTTCGCTAACTACAAGCTTTCCAAGTGATGCTGTTGCGCCTGCGCCGATAAGCACCTTGCCTGCGCTGTCAATGCGCAGTCTTTCAGGTGGTCCACTTCCAGACGCATGAGTATTAAATGATATAAAGCCATTTGTTACATCGCCCTGAATTAGCAAGGGATAAGTAGTTCCATCACCCCAATGAACAGAACGGGATGTAGTATTCGCATCATCAAACGCAAAGCCACCACCTGCGATAGAAAGCCTACGACCCGGACTTGTCGTACCAATACCTACATTACCAGAGCTGTTGATGCTCATTCTTGTTACTGGCGTGTCTCTAGTTCCACCAGAGAAAGTAATTAGTCCCGTAGTGCGCTCATAACCAATCTGAGACGCGCCTGCTGTGCCACTGAAATAACCGCCAAGTCCAACGAATGAATATGTGCCAGAGCTTCCTGCCCACATTCCATCAAAGGTGTTATTGGCAACAGTCAATCTAAACGGTCGAGAGTCTGAGCCAATACCGACATCGCCTGCCACCACCATAGATGTGCCTGTATTGGCAGGGTCTAGGTAGTAGGCTGAGTTGTTAACATCCTTGAATACAGGCGCGTTACATTCAGCACTAACACTAAGTATGCCAGCGTCAGTAAATGTAAAAGGAACGGCATTATATGCGCTGTTTATTATCTCTAGATTTCCGGTAGGACCAACACGAAAATGTTTATTAGGATTTGTTGCGCCAGATGCGGAGTTTGTTAATACAAGTTGACCGCCAAATGTTGCGCCTATATCATTGCTAAAAGTTTTAACACCGCCGATGGTCTGATTGCCTGTGGTATAGACACCATTAGTGACTGTGCCTGCATTACCAGTTACGCTGATTCCCCAAGAGCCAGAAGCACCACCACCAGTCAGGGTAGGTGCATAGCTGTTGTAGTTGGTTGAGTGAAGAAGCAGACTTCCTACACCACCTGCGCAGTTAGCCAAGTCAATGTACGCGCCCTTAGCTGTGCCACTTGTTTGAAACACACGGAAAAACCCAGAAGCAGGTATGTCTGTGCAGACTGTTCCCTGAACAGGGTCAAGCCACAGAATCTCACCGCCTTCACCACCACCGCTTTGCCCCATCGTTACAGAGCCAGTAAAGGTTTTATTGCCTGTGATGGTTTGTGTTCCAGTAGTGTAAACGCCATTGGTAACTGTGCCTGCGTTACCCGTAACGCTGATTCCCCAAGTTCCACTAGCCCCAGTACCAGTCTTGGACGGCGCATCGTTGGCAATTTCGGCGTTGACAAATTCGGTAGTAGCAACTTGTGTGGTATTAGTGCCGACGGCCGCAGTCGGCGCTGTCGGCGTTCCCGTCAATGCCGGGGACGCCAACGGGGCTTTCGCCGCCAAGTCCGATACTAGATTGGTAATCTTGCTTTGCGGCAGTTCTGGTACATCCGTAGCAGACGCCGCCGCTAACGCACCGGAACTACCTTTCAAAAGGCCGGAAACTGACGTTGAAAGCGTAATGGCCGGAGTTGTAGTCGAGTTGGCTACGGAACCGGATAATCCATTAGCCGACACAACCGATACGCTTGTGACGGTACCCGAACCGTTTGTTTGATTTTCCCAAAGCCCATTGTTGTATGTAAGAACTTGGCCGTTAGTTACGCCGTTAATCCGCACATTGTGCAGTTCGTTAAGTTCATAGCCGTTATCGACCTTTACATAGATTTTGCCCTGATTATTGTGGGCATAGATAACGAATCCGACAATGACGGTATGAATTGGGGCTTGCGGTTTTACATTAGTAAGTCGCCCAGCAACAGTTCCAGACAGGTACAGAACATCGCCATCATTCCACGATTCGCCCTGAAGCGAACCCGTGGTATTGATGTTCGTAATGGTGCCGCCGGTGCAGACAAAGCCTTCTTGGTTATTGGCAATCGTTTCGTTGACAAGGCCAATGGTGTCGGCGGAGTTGGCGTCATTGTTGGCTTGCGCTAGTGCAACTTTTGGGCGTTGCCCTTGGGCGCCGCTAATCTTAACGCATTGGTAATTGGCGGCCGATAAACTAGAACCTATTTTATTAACGATGCGGATTACTTGTTTCTGGCCAATGTGTATTGTTACGTTACCGCCTTTTAGGCCAAGGTCAAGCGTACCGTCTTGGTCGTTCCAGAACAGACGGCCAACGGCGGTGGCTGGGGCGGCGGCGGTGTCAAAGTCCACATAGTCGGCAAGACTGATACCGCTGTTGATGCCAGTAGCGTCGTCTTTACTGACAATTTTGTTAGCCGGAAGCGTTACAAATACGTCTTTTGTACCGGCGGGGAAGTTGACTTTAGCATTTAGATTAGAAGACGCCAAAACTATGTCGCGGCTCAACGTACCACTACCAACGGTTCCTACGCCAACTTCCCAGTTATCGTTGCCTTCGGCAACAATGGCGTAATACGTGGTATTGCCGGTTCCTATTGTAGAAAACGGCTCAAACGTATCCGAAGACCCACCTAAAGATATGGTTCCTAGCCCAACAGTTGTGGTTGTTTCTTTAACTCGGTCTTTCAGTATTAGGGTCATAGATTAACCAATAGGGCGGACGCGCGCGCGCAGGGGTCCGCCGGAGTGCTTCGCGCGCTCGTCGCTCAAGCGGATTTCTTCGAGAAGTTGGTCAGCCATTCCTTTCCACAAAGCAACGCGCTCGTCTTCTTTAAGATACGGAGCCGCATGGACAAGAGTGGCATACACGTACAGGTCTGGCCATGCCGTCAACAACCAGTTGGTCGGGTTTCCGTCAGACAACGCCGGAATCTTCATGTAATATGTCATGTCAATTTCGGTGTTGGCTCCAACCGGGGGGACAACTTCAAGTTGTTCGCCGACAATAGTGTAGGCGTCGGCGTTGGTTTCGCCGTAACGGTTGGCGCGGATACGGTCAGCTTGGTCCAGCGTCACGAAGTCCAGAACGCGGACGGGGGTGACGTTAAGTTGCAGATTGATGGCTTCCAGCCAATCCGTAGGGATTTGGATGTATTGCCCCGTCAACGTGGCGTATGCTCGTTTGACTTGCTGGCGGGTGCGCAGTTCACGATTGAACTTCGCCTCAGCCAGTTGAATGAAATTTGGAATTGCCGCAGTTAAATCAGCGCGGTTGAGCCAGTCGGCTACTGCTGTTTTCAACTCGGAATAAGTAGAGATGGCCATTAGATTTTACCCGGACGCATACGGAAGTGACGGTTATCGCTGTCGTTAAGCCATTCTTTGAATTTTTTCTGGTCGTCGATAATGCCTTTGGCTTTTAAGTCAAAATAAAGCGGAAGCGGGATGCTGGCTACTAACTGGCCGTCACCCCACCGTGCTTTTTCATCGACGTTATTATAACGCTGTTTGTTGAGTTCAACGATGTTAGAGATGTCGTGTTCCGTTTCAATGGTACACTCGTCAGTTTCATCATCATAAGTAAAATACCGCTTGGAGCCGGTAAGTGGGTCAATATCAAATAAGCGTTTGTCAGTCATAGGAAGTTAGGGGCCGGGTTGGCCGGCCCCTTCCTTTTCTTCAGATTACGACAGGTCGGCGATGACGCCGTGGGCTTTTTGTTGCTTAACTTTCAGGCCCCACTCACCAATCAGCATACGCTTCTCAGCGTCACCGGTTTTGGCCAGTTCGACTTGGGTAATCGGACGGAGCCAGCACAGTTCGGCGAAATCCGGGTCCAGAACGAACGCATCACGGTTACGCTGGAAACGGTTCGGAACGATGGACACTTGGCCGAAGTCAGACACGTACACGTCAGCGGCACCGATGATGGCGGCCGTTTTCGGGGCGGTCAGGTTGTAGCGGATGTCGGCGATACCGGTGAAGGTCGAGGCAACAACTTTGTTGCCGGGGCCAACCATCAGCATCTTCGGGGTGCCGCCTTCGGTCCAGACTTTCTGGATGACGTCTTTCAGCATAGCTTCGGTGAAAGCGCGCTGGGTACCGTCGGTAGCGGCGGCGTTCACCAGACCGTTGGACACAGTCGGGTCAGCACCCGGGGTAGCGCCGGTGGAACGGTTGGTGTTGGTGCGCAGGAACGCCGGCAGACCAGCGGTACGACGGGCGGTGGACGGCATGGAACCGGCAACGGCGGCTTGGTTAGCCAGCGAGGCGGCTTCGATGTCGCGCTTCAGTTCGGCGCCTTTCTTCGACAGCTGATAAGCGATTTCCGAACGACGGCCAGCTTTGTCCAGCTTTTCCAAGGTACCCGAAATCAGGACGTCTTTACGGCTGATTTGGGTGTAGTTGGCCAGACGGTCAGTAGCAACAGCGGCGGTGAACGAGGTGACGTCGTCGCCTTCAACAACAGCGTTGTTGGAAACGGCGGCGGCCAGTTCATCGACTTGCCATTCGTAGATGGTGTTGGAAGCGGTGCCACGGCCAATGTTGCTGGTGAACGGGGTGTCTTCCGGCGAGATGTTGTAAATGACATTGGCGAGGTCTTCGCGGATGCCCTTCGCGTCGTAACGCGAGTAGGTGTTGGTAATAGCAGTCATGTTAATTCCTTAAAAAGTGAAGTTAGAGAAGTTTTTCAATCAGACGGGCGGCGTCTTGGACACGGCCCGTTTTGGCGAGGCGTTGCCTATCACGATTCGCTTCTGAAGTAACTTTACCCACTTTGGCTGAACCCGGCTTGGATACAGGAACCGTTTGTTTCGGTTTGGCCTGATTCCGCTTGGCAAGCATTTCATCGTACTTCATGGCTTTATACAAGCCAAGAACCGCACGATGGTCGGTAACGGCGTCTAATTCTTCCGCCGAAAATCCGAGTTTTTGAGCATATTCTTTAACTTTAGCACGTTCGGCGCTGGCTACTTTCGCGTCTTTCCATGACGGCATACGCTCCAGTAACAACTCACGTTCTTGGGTCAAATGATGCTCAAACTGCTTAACTTGTTCGTTCTGGTGCAACTGATTAAGTCTGGACTGCTCGGCTTGAATAGCCGCTAATTGTTCCTGACGGTGTTGCATCTGAACGCGCCATTTGCGTTCTTCCTGAATCGCGCCAATGGGGTCTTGTTGATACAAAGTTTCCCAATCCGGCTCTTGATTCGCCATCGCGTGTAACTGTTGTTGCAACGCGGGTAAAAGTTGTTCGTACTGCGAACGTTCTTCCCGGATAACACTCAACTCGGCTTCCAGAGCCTTACGCTCCTCGGCCACTTGTTGAGTCTTACGGGTATAGTCCGACTGGCGCAGATAACCTTTCTTGAGTTCGTCAACCGTAACCTGTTTGCCATCAAGTTCGACAACAATTTCTTCAGGTTGGTCTTCTTGCTCGTCTGGCTCCGCTTCCTCATCAGACTCAGAATCTTCGTTGTCGGGGTCTTCGGGTGCCTCGCCGTTGTCCTCGACATCATCAGATTCTTCTGCGTCGGAAGTTTCCTCGTAGGAATCTTCGTCTGCTTGCAACGCTTCGTCCTGTTCTGGGGCTTGGTTGTCGCCATCTTGGGCGGCCAGCATACTAGAAATGGCACTTTGCGCTTCGCTGATACCGATTCCACCGCTAGGTAGTGTGTCGGGATTGCTCATATTGTAACACCTTTTTGCAAAATGGGCTTATCGCCCGAATCGGTAGCCAGCCACTCGACTGGTGAATTCCGAGAGCTTCTCTAACCGCGACTTGGTAAATTTACCGTTTTCCGCCGCGATTCGTAGGTGTTCTCGGACTTCTTGTAAAACCTGAAGTTTCAGGTACAGCTTTTCGCGCGCCTCGACTTCGAGAGGTGAAGTCGTGGCCCACGCATTAGTGATATGGGTCGCCACTTTCTCAAAAGATTCTTTGAGAAGTTCATGGTTTAGTAAACGCTCGGCTTCAGCGCCGCGACGGATGATGTCTTCAGAGTTGTCCATTCATTCCCTCGGGCGGCATCTGCGGCTGGGCTTGGGCTTGTAACTGGGCTTGGAGCGCGGCCATCTGCTGTTGGTTGACAGCGTTCATGGCGGCGCGGTCACGGTCAACCATCGCTTTGATTTCGGCGGTGTTGACTTGGGCGTTATACTTGAGTTCCAGTTCCTTGGCGCGAAGCATAACTTCGACGTCCAGCTTGTCATGCTCAAGGTCGTCTTTGGCCGCCGCTTCTTGCTTCTTGAGTTCAAGTTCTTGCTGTTGAAGCACAATCTTGTCGGCTTCGGCCTTGGCTTGCGCTTGAGCAAGGATAAGTGCCGGGTCCGGCGGTGGCGGTTCAGGCGGGGCGGGCGGAGCCGGCGGGGTCTTGGCCGGGTCTTTGAAGAACTCCTCGGAGTTTTTGAAGCCCGCCATGTTGACCATCTTGGCCAGCGTGTTGCGGTACTCTTGGATGCCTACCAGCGGGTTGTCAAGGCCCACTTGCGCCAAAATAGCTTCTTGCTTGGCGGCAATCTGGCCCAAGAACATCATGCGCTCGTCATCGTTACCTCGGCCAAAGCCGACGTTGATAACGACATCCATATCCGCCGGCCACAGGCTCGGGTCAACCGGAACCCACTCGTTGCGCAGTCGAATGATGCGCGAACGGTTCTGGTGCTTCTTCATCAGGCCCAGAAGGCCCTTATACAGATTCTTCAGGCCCGCGGCGAAGTGGCGGGCAATCATCTCAATCTGCTGTTGCGATGCCGACAAGGTGGCCGATACAGCGGCTTTGGTGCTGGACTGAAGGGCGTCGGCGTCGAGGCCGGCGGCGGCTTTGGAAATACCCGTACGGTTTTCCTTTACTTCGTCCATGTAAGCCAGCACCGGCATAGCGGCGGCGCCAAGGAAGTTGGTTTCAAACGGCGTCACCATGCCCGGCGCGCGCTGACGGATAATCGCGCCGACTTCGTTGTTCAGGACGTCGTCGATATTGACTTGGCCGTCCACAACGGCGGTACGCGGGTTGATGGACTGCGCCAAGGAATCAAGCATACCCCGCATGAGGTGGGACTTGATTTTCTGGATGTCCATAACCGCTTCGGCCACGGAGTAGCCAAAGAACAGATGGGGTTCTGGGTCGGGGCAAAGAACGGCAAACGGAGCCTCGTCGGCCGGCTCGTTCATCACCACGTTGTAAGCACCGCCCATCGTGCAGACGCGGCGAAGTTCGGCGATGCCGTCGCCGTCATAGTCGTAACGCACCCACGATTCGATGTAAAGGACGCGCTTGACGATGTCGGAGTAGTCGGTACCATACTGGTCGGTACGGGCGAGGAACTCGTCGTTGTCGTCTAGTTCGTTGCCGCTGGTGGTGTAGCCTTCAACCACTTCAGGGTCGTAACCCATGGCAACCAGTTCGGAAACAGTTTTCATCGAACGGTGGCCGACCAGCTGGGCGTCATCAATGGTACGCGCGCGCCGGTCAATGATAAATTCTTCCGGCGGCACAGCGCAGATAACGATGCGGTTAGCGGCGGTCTTGCGGTTGACCCGAACGTCAAACAGTTGCGGGATTTGAACCGGAACGGCTTCGCCAGTAACCGGGTCGATGGTCGGCTCAATCGGAGCCACGCGCTCGGCGTCGGGGTCGTCATACTGAGCCAGCATTTCGACTTCAACGCCTTCTTCGTCGTACAAGGCGGTCAGTTCAGTTTCGCCAAGGCCAGTATATTCGGCGGAACTAACCGAAACGGAGTCGTCCCAATACCATTTCAGGATGCCGGACTTGCGGACAAGGGCGTCCTTGAAGGCCGCCGTAAAGATGGAAAAGCCGTCATTGTCCGCTTCGACCACATATCGGGCGTAATCGGTGGCTTGTTTGGCAAACGGGATGTCTTCAGGGCCATTCGGGGCATATTCGACCATATTGTCGGCCGAAAAGAATACCCGCATCAGGCTCGGAAGCATGGCGTTTACGGTATCGCGGACGTCCCGGCTGACCACTTGACTGCGGCCATCCATTTCGTCGCCGAACAGGTCGCCCTTGTAGTATTCCGTGGCCAAAGCCCGTCGCGGCGAGATTTCCTCGTCGATAAAGTCTTCGCAGTCGTTAATCAGCGTACCGACAAATGACTCAAATTCCTCGTCCGTACGGCCATCCGGCTGGTCTTCCTCGACCACAGCTACCGCCGTCACGTTGACGTCAATGAAGTCATTGAAAGGATTCGGTGTGGACACGAAGCGACGCCTTTGAAAGATATTTGGGGCAATTATAGCACGGTTTTACAAATAGTTAAAAAAAACCCCGCAAATGCGGGGTTAAGGCGCGGTTACGCGCTAGGGGAGAGGACCAACCATGAAACTAAGGGCATTATAGCATCTTCAGCCCACGCTTCAAGGTTTTTGACCATTTAGTGCTGAAAGAGTTCCCGTACAATGCGGCGCCCGCATCCGCACCAAACGTAAGAACAAATGCGTCTGCCACGTCGGGGCTTCGGCGGATACGCCGTTTGGTCTGGTCTTTGGACTCAATGGCCAGACGCCCCGCCGAATCTGGGGACAAATACTTGACGCTGACAAGGTCGGCGCACAACTCGTCGTCCTTGGGCATAGAGCAATCACGATGCTCGAACCACGCCTTGGCCTTGAACCACAACTCGGTTCTGAGGTTCTTGTATGAGTTTTTCAGGGCTGGGGATTCGGAAACGTTGATACCGCGAACGGGTAAACCTAACTCCCTGAGCCTATCGACCACGCCGGCACCTAAGCCGATGCTGTCCACCAGAATCTCTTGGGGTACATCGCCCGGAGCGCACGAATCGTACTCGGCCTTGACCACGCCGGCCACTTGCATGATGTCCAGCTTGCGCCACTTGCGGATGGGTTCTACGAGCCGATTGGACTGGCGCTTGGCTAAGGCGGTGGCGTCGTCACCAAAGCGGGCCACGTCAACGCCCCAGATGATGGGCGCGCCCGGCATGGTCTGGACGTCGCGGCTCATGGCGTCCTCGACCAGCACCAGCGGAATGACGGTATCGTCGTCGGCCTTGGGGAACTCGCCGAGGACGCGGACGCGGTAGGCGTTGGAGTCTTCGCCGTAGGCGTCTGCCACTTGCTTAACGAATTGTGAACTAACCAGCTTGGAATCGACGCAGTTCACCCGGCGGGTACACCAGTTTTCGCGGTTCTTGTTGTGGGTGTCGAAGAAAAAGCCTGACGTTCGGGTGGGGTTTCCCAGCAACAGGGTGGTGGCGTGTTCGCCGGACATGGAGCCGACAGCCGCCTCGAACACCTGTTCGGCCACGCCGGATGCCTCGTCCGCCACCAGAAGGACGTTCTCGGAGTGAACACCTTGGAGCGCCTCGGGGCTTTCGGCGCGCGCCGTACGGGCCGAGATGAACGCGCCGGTGGGGTCAGCTTTGAGTTCGATACGCTCTTGCTTGACTTCCAGCAGTTCCATGAGGGCGGGTGGCAGACGGCGGGCGCACGACTTGAGTTCGGCGAACAGGGCGTCGAACAGCTGGGCGGACGTCGGGGCAGTCACCACCACCTTGACCGGGTAACGGGTTAGCAAGAACCAGAGCATCGCCCAAGAGGCCGCCGAGGACTTACCGACGCCGTGGCCGGAGCGCACGCTGATTTGGCGCTTGCCCTCGGCTATCTGGTTCAACATCCAGACTTGCCACTCGTCGGGTTCCACCCCCAAGACTTCCTTGACGAAGGCAACGGGGTTGTTGCGGTACAGCTTGAGAAACTCGACAAACGGATTATTCGTCATCTGATTCTTCGTCCTCGCCATAGGCGTCATTTTGTTCGATGGCTGGCATAATCACTTCGGCGTCAATGGTGATGCCGTCGCGGGCTTGCTTCAGGGCTTGAAGGTGTAAGTCGCCAATCGACAGGTTGACCTGAACCTGTTGCTTTTGCTCCCCGAACGTCGCGCGGTCAAACACACTCGCTAATTTCATAGCCGCCTCGAACTGAAGGCGCTTGACATTGACATCTTCTGGCATCGCGCGCTTGACGCCCTCAAAGGCATCTTCCACCTGAACGCCGGCGGCAATCGCTTTTGCCGTCATGAACTTGTCGTTCCACTCGGGCTTCTTCAGCAAGAACGCCAACTGCGATGGGCTGGTCTGGTATTCCTCAGCCAACCGCCGCATCGACGTCCCGCTGGCAATCTTGTCCAACAGGGACTCGTAGCCCCCCGTTTCGATAATGCGAACTTTCAAACTTCTCAACTTGGGACGCCCGGCCATACTTACCTCAATCCGTTTTCTTTGATGATTTTCGCAATAGTACCGATGGAAATGCTGATGTCGTAAAAGCCTTCCACTTCATCGCATATCTCACGAAGGCTCATGCTCCGGTCCCGTCGGCACTCCAGAATGAACTGAATCGCCGGGTACTCCTCGGGGTGCGGCATGAGCATCGCCTCTTTACCCGTACCCTCGACATAATACCCGAAAGGCCGCTTGCCGCCCGAATAACCGCCCGACTGTTTCTTGGCGTACTTGCCAGCCGCTACACGCTCGGCAATCCGGCTACGCTCAAACTCGGCCATCGCCGCCAAAAGCGTGAAGAACAATTTGCCCATACCGTTTTCCGATACGGGGTCGGTGCTAATGTCTGCGACTATCAACTTGACGCCCTGACTGGCCCAGCGCTCGGCAGTCACCAAGGCGTCTTGCGCCGAACGGAACATACGGTCCAGCTTGGCCGCAATAATCGTATCGCCGGTTTTCAACCTAGCCAGCATCTTGTAGCCGGCTGGGCGTAGGCTCAGAGAAATACTTCCGCTGACGCCTTCTTCCCGAAAGATGTCATCGACCCGGATGCCGTGGTACTGCGCCACAGCATTAATCTTCCGGGTCTGTTCTTCCAGACTGGTGTTATCTACTTGGCCCGAAGTGCTGACTCGGGTGTATCCATAAACGGCCATTGGTCGGCTCCCTTGTTGTGGTTTCCGGTGATAATACGACAAATATACATATTCTGCAATACCCTTTCAAAAAAA